ACCGGTATGCCTTTCAGGTAACCACCAGACTGGTAACCATAAAGCACATTGTTCTTGTCAAAGAATAGGAAGTACTTATTGGCGCCCTGGTTCTTTGCAAGTTCCTGGTGAAGCTGCACGCCCCCTTTTTGATAGCGGAAAGTCCAGTCGTAAAAACCATCCTTTACGAAAATCTTCACACCATAATCGGTAGTGTTGATTGTGCTGTCCTCCGTGTTATCAGTCAGGTTAATGAGCTTTGGCCCCGGAAAAATACGTGTGCCAATAGCCGCATGAATTTTCGTAGTTAAAAATTCAAGCAAGTTGGCCACATCGCTTTGAGCTATCTTAAAATCACTGGTAACTTGAATTGACCCAATGAACTTATCCGGCTCCAAAAAACATGTTCCCACTCCCGTATTACCGTAGTTGGTAGCGCATAGTGGTTTATTAAGTGTTGCCATTTGTTATGAATTAGTTTGTTAACATTTGTTTTTTATGTTGATTCTGATATCCTTGAGTTCAATAGCGTCTATATAGTCGCTGAAAATGTTTTTGTCATTTATCTGTGAGCCGTAGAAGTACATATCGGTTTCGCTATACTGTAGCTCATCCTCATATGTGAATTGCTTATGCAGGCCAATCTGCTTTATCAATTCATCTTTAATCGGATGTAGTACAGGTTTGAAGTTCTTTTCGGTCCGATCTTCAGATATGTATGTGGGTTCTGTAAGATTTGCCACTAATATTCTGAGTCGAGTAGAACCATAGAAACCTGGTATATCGTGATCGATGGTTATATCAGTGAAGAGTATAACCAAAGGAAACTTTTTATGTGCCTCTGTGGGACTATTTGATAATTCCTGAAGGCGACCGCTGATCTCCTTCGGGTGACCGTACATGTAGTAGATTGGAAGGTGTTCCAATCCTGAAGTTGTTAATGCTGTGTTTACTTTTGCAACAACATCAGCAATTTCATCTACTATATATACGGGACTATCCATTATATATTGAACTCATTTATTGGTCTGAACTTTCTGAGCATGCACCAAACATCATGATCTGACCACTCTATGTACACATCCTTTTTTGAATTAAGAAAGTGAACGAGTTCGCAGATCTGTTTTGACATTTCGTTCCACGCCCGTACCATTTTCAGACTGGGATTAGCGATAGATGCATTTTCATTTGAGGATTTCACCTCGCCCATTGCGGACGTTTGCGTATGATTATTCCCGGTAAAATGGAAATAAACATAGTTTGCAATCATGGATTCATTAGGCACTGATGTTATTATACCGTGCCATTGCCTTGCCTTATCGCTTAGGTCGGTATAACTAACACCAGTTTTTAAATCAGTCCATTTCTGCGGCACGGGATCGGCGGCAAGGCCTGTTTTAAAGGCATTGTATAAAGTCAACCCCAACACATCTGTAAGCAATTCCTTTTCGTACTTGTTAATAAAGTGATCGAGCAGGCTACTTACTGCAGGCTTGTCGGAGTTGACGATATTCAATTCTCCAATGAAATATGTGCGATCTATCAGCATTATGAACCAGAATCGATGAGTGACACAATGCGGGAAAGTTGATCGTACAGCAGCGCGTTTTTGCGATTATCGCTGATGTAATCGTGGTAACGCACCTCGGCGATAACACTGAATTGGTTACGACGGAAATCATCACTGTTGTAACCAACTTTCAATACCATGTTTTTGTAAGTATCAACATTGAATTGATTGATGTCGCCAACCAGGGCATAACCTTCAGCCACCTTGTTACCCTCGCGCATCATGCTCTGAAGCCTTTGCAGGAAGGGGGGCACCAGGTACAATCTGTCCTGCGCGGATTTCTGCATTTCGATCAGTGCACCCGTTACCGGGTTAACACCGATAAAGTTTGCATTGAAGTTGTTTTTACCGATTTGCGCAATTGCGGCACGGAGGGCATCGTACAGGTTGGCATCATCCACCTGGCCATTCAGGCCGGTGATGGTGTACAATTTTGCTACGGCAATAACTGCTGCATAAATTGCATCATCCCATTTGCGGGCAACTTCTTCAGTCAATAGGCGTTTTACAATTGTTGTAAATCCGGGCAAATCCTGGTCGAACTCTTCGGTAATCGTTGACATAGCCGCAATTTTTTTAGCGGTTGACATCTCGACTTTAAACCGGGTATTCCATAAAGGTTTCTGCGCGCCTTCCTGCACTTCGGCGGCGGCGCCTTCAACTGATGTTTCATTCACCCATGGCAACATGCTGAAGTTTGTACTTCCCCGGTTCACGTAGTTGATTATGAAATTCGGGTTGTACATAATGCCGAAGAAATTGGTAGCATCCAGCGGCGCGGCAGCGGGTAGATACGGGCTGTTAGGAGCCGGTGTCATAGGCTGAATACTGTTACCGATTGAAGTGCTGCCGGCTGTCTTCATAGTGATACCGTCCAGTGGTATTTCGACATTGCCTTGGCCTGACTTCTGCACATCCTTAATCGCTGCCAATATTTCTTTATCAGCCAAAACATCTTCTAACGTTTTTGGCTTCGCGGGATTACCGGTTTCCTTTAAGGCATTGATAGCGGTACCTTGTTCTTTCAGGATGCTTTCAACGCTAGTTAGCTTTTCGGTAACCTTTGCAAGCTCTTCGGCCTTGAATGTGTCAAAATCTTTTGAGGTCATCAGGCCCTTACGTACATCTTCGATCTTGTCGTTGATGCTCTTTTCAGATGCGGCAAACTGTTCTTTTATTTTCGTCGCCGCCTCCTTGCCAACCTTCTCGGTTAGCTCGGTGAATTGTTGTTCTGTTAACATTGTGAACTCTAATTATGAGTTAAACAATAATTTTTACTTGTTTTATAGCGAGGTTAAGATCGAATGCTTGCGGCTGCGTCTCAGTGCCTACCGGCGGCTGTTCTTCAGTGCTATATATCTTAACTCGTTCTACGCTTTGTGTGGGGGTCATTGTATTTGACCCAATTGGTACGGCACTCCCTTCAATAACTTTCGCTTCACGTACTGCCCAGAAATAACCTTTCGCCTCTGCTACTTCCTTGTTGGCAATGTCATCGATGTACTTGTTCCATACAGCGAACTCTTCTTTAAAATATTCGTCGTCGTCATTGATGGCAAGTTCAATGATCATATACCGCATGCCTACTGAATGGTTCTTGACGTAGCCTTTTCGGTATTGATCGAACATGAAAATGTTGCGATCGTTGTCGATGGTACTTTCAAACACTAATGCTTCAGTCATGCCCGGTGCATCATATCCCAATTCAGCCCAGGTAAACTTTTTTGTGTATGCTTTAACCTGGTCGGTAATAATGCCGGCAAAAGTCATTTCGTGTTCTTGCAGCAGGTACAGTTCTTTTGTCTCCTGTAGACTTTTCTTCCACAAGCCGGGTATATGCACATCGCTGTGGCTATCCATCCAATTGGTGGTATTGATTATGGATGTAGCCTTTATTACGGTAGCAGTATTATCGATAGGCGCAAATGCCTTGGTCAATTCGCCTTTATCATTTACAAAGAACTTCATAGCAAATGCGTCGCCTCTTTTCGTTGCTGCCTTTTTCTCAGCAATAAGTAGGTTCTTATTCTTTTTTAAGAATGTGTAAAGCTCTTTGCCTTGTAAATTCTCAGGGATTGACCGTGTCATTTCCGTATGATTTGATTGTCGTTTATTGCTTTTTCTTTTTGCTTTATGGACTTTTTAAGCGCTTCCTTATCCACTTTAGGCATCGGCTTGTCCTTGATCTTGTCCTGTTTGGTTTCCGGTTTCATTGGTATTGGTTTGTGTTTCGGTTTGTACTGACATTCTCGCGGCATCTTGAGGCGATAGGCCGAACACCACTTCAAGGGTTGCTTGCTTCGCTTCTTCGCTCATACCTTGCGCCGTTATTACGGCAATCAATCCTTGAACGCCACCGACGCCGATGGTTACAGCTAGTGGTACATTGGATGATTTAGGGTCTGTAGCGCGAACCTGGCCCATGCCATCAGGCAATGGATCTTCTCCTAGTTTTTCGAGCCAGTCATCAAGTGTTATTAATCCGTTTTGAAATTCGATTGAAAGTGCTTCGTTCAAAGTCTTGCGCGCCTGTGCGGACTGCTGCTTATCTTCCTGCAATACTGCTACATGAGAATAATCCTTGTCTATTTTAAGGCCATACTTCTTAGTATTGAACAATTGGTTCCATTGCTCATATGTAGCTTCTGATTCTGGCAGCGTAGCATCCTGATATAAAAGTTTTTTACCTTCATTAAGGTTATTGAAGGTAGTCCCCTTTGCGCTGCTCATTAACTGATACGGATAGTTGTAGTTGTCGCATATGGCCATTGTGTCGGCTTCGATCTCTTCGAACAGCATGAGGTCTTTTGTTGCGACCCCCATCTGTTGCCATTTAAGAGCCGCAGATGTTATTATGAATTGCCATTGATGGTTTTTTAGTCCATACCGCCGCAAGTCGGTTTGCAGATTCTCTTTTTCAGTATTCGACATTGGTATTGCACCGAACTGACCATTGCCAGGGTCTTGCGATAGGATACCCAAGGCGCCCCGGTAATTGATCAGTACATTACGCGATTCATAGGCTCCTATTATATTATTGATAGGAAGTTCGAGTGAATGAATACGGCTATCAGGGATAACAAGACTATAGAACGAAGGCGTGAAATCCTTCATAATGTATATATCCTCAACATTCAATATAGACTGCGTACCCTTGTAGTTAAGTACAATCTGTTTTATTATGCCATTGGTATCGCTTTGGTAAAACAGCTTATTTGTTTCCTCTATGTCCACCATGGAAGGCGGGATATTCCACAGTGCAGTAGCGTCAATATTTTCTTTAAACCCTACCGGTTTAATAGGTAACACAATAGTATATCCAAATAATTGCTGGTAGATATAACCCTGTGCCTCGAATTGTTTCCATGATTGCAGTGGGTTGGGCTTTTCAAATAAGGATTGTAGCTGCTTGGCTTCTTTTGTTGTTGCGACTTTACCCTTATTTGCACCTTCAAGATTAAGTACCCAGGTTTTCCCGTTTATAAATGCCTGCGCCTTACGATTTATAATCGCGTTCACCGGTGGGCAGCATTCATATGCACGTACAGCGCTATTGTGACCGGAGTATTTAAAATGGAATACTGAAGTACCATTCGCCTCAAAGAAAAAGTTATCGTTAGGTGCAATTGATGGCCGGTAGCTTTGCGGTATAAGATCGTAATCCACGTAAGGCGACAACGACTTTAAGGCAGTATTAAAATCACCTTTGATCAGTTCTTTACCTGCGGTTATCAGTCGTTGTACTTGCATAAAAAGAAAAAGGGCCAGTCATCCATTACTGAATGCTGGCCCTCTTGGGGCGCTAATATTTTTGTGTTAAGCGTTTACCTCTACCTATCTTCCTACATATGCTCTCGCTCGGGGCGCTTGCTGTATGTCTGTGCCTGGTGCCGGTTGTGCCGGCTCAATTACTACAGTTGTATAGGTGCCGCAGTGTTTACACTTGAACTCAGCTTTACCGTGTTCAATTCTTCCTACTACTTTATTGCATTTGGGACTGCTGCACCTAATCTCCTGCATAATACGAAATTAGAAATATATTTTCAATTTATTCTGAATTTTCTGTAATCTGTGTATTTTGCTCCATTTTGCCATGGCCGCGGGCGCCGGCATCGACCAGCGGAAGGGTGATGAACTTAGTAAGCACCTGGTCGGTAACCTCTTTAATATACCGGTAATCGCCCGCTTTGTAACCGTCCAATCCAGACAGCGCCTTATATTTTGAGTGAAGCACCAAGCAGGGCAGGCCGATCTTACCTTCAGCGATTATGCGGTTATTGATGTAGTTGTCGCGGGGCTTCGGTACACCATTTCGTAGCATCTGGCAGATGATGGCGTCGGGCTGCTTCAGGTGGTCTGCCAACTCTTCAAGTACCGTATTGCTGGCCAATATGTCATCATCGTCGAGGAAGAAGAACCAGCCGCTTTCCACAGCCATCTTTAAGCAGTTGCAGTATATATCGTAGTAGTACGGCTGTTCATGACTATACGCCGAAACACTCCATTTCTCTAAGTCCTGCGGTATATAATCTAAAGCAGATGGCTTGTCATATCCTACTATGATATGATAGTTGTTATACGTCTGACCCCTTATCGATTCCAGGCACCGGGCAAATTGTTGTGGCCGGTTGGAAGTGCGGATGAGGATGTTTATAAGTGTAAGTTCCATATAAATGTTTGGCGTGTCCTGAAGAAAACCCGGGTATGAGTTAAATGCTCATAGGAGCTTTATTTGAAGTTGGCAACCAATTCATAAATGAATAATTAATTCAGTAGACGTTAAAGCGTAATAAAGATTTTGGAGTTGGTGGACAAATTTCAATGGATTGCTATAGTAAACAGGTTCCATAAATCCGATAATTACAGGATAAAATTCATCATCTTTAACCTCAATAGCGAATTCCATTTCAGCGTTTTTTGAATAAATATTGCCATAGACGGAAAACCCGAACCGTTCCATCCATTCGGGAGTGAGGGGGATGGGGTCTACGTATTCCAAATCAGTTACATTATATCCATCGTTAACGCTTTTCTGATTTAAATCAAACGACCAATTAATAACGCCTTCGAATATTTGCAACACCTTGCCAGCTTGTTGATGATCATTTTCGTCTGTGCCGGCAAAAACAAAGTTGCCAATCCTTAATTCATTTACTTCAATCATTATCAAAAGTATAAGGCCCCAAAGATAAGCCCCGGAACCGGTTTACGTCGATTATATTGCTTACCAGCGTTGCCCCTGCCCCTCCACCGGACTTGTTGTAGTTGAGGCGGTAACGAAACTTAGCGAAAACAGGTTCAAAACCGTAATCCCCGGCGCCTCCGATTTCGGTATCATGTACGCAAATGATCTGCGCTTTGTCCATCATTCGTTCAATGGCAACCTTACGATGTTCACCAGGGGCGTGGTCAACGAACAATAGTCCGCATGGTTGCCATATGTCATGCCATCTTGCGGGTGCATCCCAATCCCATACATGGCCTGAACCCATTTTTAATGCCCAGTTATAATCGCTATCATAACTTTCAAATTGGCGGCCGGCTTCCTTACAGTATGCTCGCAATAGCAATGTGCTACCTTCACCGGCACCCAGCTCCGTCACTTTGCCATTGGTTAAGGATAGAGCAAGCAGCAGCAAAGGTTTATGATTATCCCAGTTGCCCGTTGTTTCTAAGAACCCCCATTCATCATTTATATTTATACGCCCCGTCTCTATTGCATATTTGTCGTATAACCCCTGCCATGTGCCTTTCAATTTGGCATCCTCGCCCATGATAACATCCACTTTAGTATGTTGCCCTTCCAACGCATCCTTGAATTTAGTAATGAATGAATGATCTTCGCCGGGCCACAACTTTTGAAACACTTCGATCTGTGCATCCCAGTCATTTCGCTTCATATGCACATCAATAATGCTATCGGGGATATGCCCCCAGTCGAACCGATCCCAACGCCCCGTAGGTAGTCCGTGTTTATTTTGGTTGCCCCGGTCAACGAACGTGATGCGACCAATACCGTATTGCTGGGCGCGTTGAGTAAGCAACCGTTGATCCACCGACCAGTAATCTTCCCATCGTTCCGAATAGGCTTTCTCAGGGATTGTAAACTCGCCCATCAGTTCGCGCCATTTGGCTGCTGTGGCCTTAACATAGCATATTGGCAACTCTGACCGGCCAGTGAGGTCGTAGCCGTAGGAAACAATCTGGCCTTGGCTGACATCGTGGGTGAAGATGTCGGAGGCGATTACCATGTCGGCGTCGGCGGTAATGAGAATGTCATCAGGCTGTGGCTTATGGCCTACAAATAATCGGCTAACCTGCGCAATAGTAGAATCTTTAACTCCAACGATTTGGTCCGCACGAATCATATGGGCCAGAGTGAATTTTTCTATCTGCTCCATTACTTCATAAGGCAATCCAACTGTTATGACGATTGGCTCAAATCCTATCTTTCGCCAGCTATAACACACAAGCGGTAACAATTGGTAGTATTCGGGGTTGTTGTCAGTGCTGAGAATTGCGTATTTCATAATAAATCTTTTCGAATGAATAATGAATCCCAGTAGTTGAAACCCGCCCCGTGTGCCTGTGTCAACTCATGCTGTTCGGGCTCGTACCACTTTAATAAGTTCTCCATGCACTTGTCGTAGTACTGATCATGCAGGGCACGGTGACAGTGCATGTGGAACTCGATGCTGATCTGTTTTGGGATGGGTTGAAAGTTTGGGTCGGAAAGGATATGATACTCGCTGCCCTCGCAGTCGAGTTTAAGAATGTCAATATCCTTAACGTCAGTAGTCTTTATAATTTCGTACAACTCATTTAAAGTAATTGCCCGAACTGGTATACCTTCGTTACTGACATACTTCGCTTGCTGATCTTTGGTATCCACATAATGCGCTACGCCGGACTGAGTAGTTATAGCTGCCTTGTGAAAAAATATTCCTGCCCCACCAGGCGCCTGTAGGTCTTCCAAATCGCAAGCAAAAACAAATAACCCAAAATCC